CTGACATGCGCGTCCCGCTTTGCTGAAAAGCGCGGATTTAAGGACGCGACTGTCGGGAACCTTGCCGCCGGTGACTGGCGCTTTTTTGAGCGCCTACGCGAAGGCAAGAGCTTCACAGCCCGAAAATATGACGAGGTCATGAGTTGGTTCTCCAACAACTGGCCCGATGAAGATTGGCCGGCCGCTATTCCTCGGCCGGTGACTGTTCAGTCTGCCGCATAACGCGAGCGATTGATACGCGGATCTTTCCGCCACCTAACCCCTAGCCGCATCTCCCCATGCGGCCGGGGCGTCCACCGGAACAAAATTGCGGTGGCCGCCCCACAGAACAAGTTTCGCCACCGAGCCTTTGCGAGCCCAGCGGGGCCGGGTCAGGAGCGAAAGGTGGCACGGCGACCAAACCAGCCGTGAGGCCGTCCCGAGGCCGTTAAGCCGGGCGCTGGCTCAAAGCGAAAGTCTGAAAGGTTCGGTCAAAAAGCAGACAGCGGGAAAGACTGTGCTGCGCTCGGCCGGGCGTAGTCTGGGGGTGGTGCCCTACGGCGCGCGATCCCCGCCAGTTTCAGGCGGTTACCAGCATTTCCGCCTGTCAGCGCAGCCGGCGCGCGTATGTCCGGTTCTGTCCGCAGCCAGCAGCGCATGTGCTGGCCACTCCGGCGGCGACGACCCGCCAACACCATCCATCCTCCCAACTGGGGGCCTGTTCACTTCCTACGGCGACAGGCCCCCATTCTTGGCAGGCGAGACAACTTCATCAGAGCGAGGAAACCTCACATGCGAGCGTGTAAAAAGTCGGTGTGGAACGGGGGCGCTGTTCATAAGCAGCAGGGTACGTCTGTTCGCGCAAGTTCACAAATCCGTGAGTCCAATGGGCGAGTTATCCACAGGGGCAATTCCCCGGCTGAGCGAACTTGGCTTGACCGAGCACGCGGCGACAACGGCCCGCTCGCCGGCCGCATGACTCACTCGGACGGGACACCGCGTCTCGCCGAGGGCCTGGGTGGCGCAATGTCTGGCCATGGAGCTCTTCGCAAATACCCCTCGCGGGAGGCTATTGCGGCTCGGTACGAATATGACCCCATTTCCGGTCACCTGATCTTTCGGTCGCGTCCGCAGAGCGATTTCACCCGCATCAGGCTTTGGAGGTGGTGGGAAAGCAAATTTTCGGGCATGGCCGCCGGGTTTGATTCGACTGGCTACACATACGTCAGTCTCGACGGTGTTAAATACCCGGCCCATCGCCTAATATACATACTTGTTCATGGAAATATCCACGACGACCTATGCATAGATCATATAGATGGAAACCGGAAAAATAACCGGATTGAAAATCTTCGTGTGGCCACCCGCGCCCAGAATAGTCGAAACACCAAGATGAGGTCTAGCAATACCTCGGGGGTTACGGGTGTTTATTGGGATGCCTCCAGAGGCAAGTGGGCCGCTGAAGTCAAGAAGGATCGCAAAAAGATATTTCTTGGTCGGTTTGACGATTTTGAGGACGCAAGACGCGTCTCCGTTGAATACCGCCTAGCCAACGGTTTCTCTGGGCGCCACGCCGGCGTAGCCGAGGGCGAATTCGACACCTACAGCCTCTCCGATTACGTCAATGCCGAGTTCCGTCTGCAAATGCACGAGGCCGCCTGATGTACGGCCCTCAGCAAACTGTCGGCTTCGGCCGTAATCGCCAATTCGGTCACGACCTCGCCGAAGCCCGCCGCGAGCCGCGCGGCAACACCTATACTGACCACAGCCTGGGCAAGCACCGCGGCGGCATCGCCATTGAAATGCGCCGCGATGCCAAGGACCAGCGCAAGGCAAAGTCCATCGCCACCCCGATCCTGATGGGCGATCCGCCGTTTGAGCGGTCGGCCCTGGCTCGGCGGGAGGCGCGGTGATGGATCGGCCTTGGATCGAACACGACGGCACAGGATGCCCCCTGCCGATCGGCACGCCGGTCGAACTCAAGATCAGATCCGGGCGCATTTTTGGCGGCGTCATTGGCCCTGACGCGCATCGGGCAGAAAACGTCATCGAATTTGGCGTGCTGGTCGGCAGCGCCTGGTTTTGGGCGATGAATAACGCCACGCCCGACGATCCGTCTGCAGTCATCGCCTATCGCATTGGCCTGGACCCGCAGGAAGAAGCGGACCGCGTCAACGCCCGTCAGGCCATGTTCCATGGCTGGGCCCGCGATGCCGAAAGCCTGACCGATGGTGACGGCTACCTCCCGCTGAAGCGGCACGAGCGGGTGCGCAGATGATGATGCTACCTCCCTCCGACCAGATCCAGCGCGAGGTCGCCATCCTGTCCCAATACGAGCGCGAGGACGACGTCCTTTTCTACGCCTGCGCCATGGCCGGCATCAGCGTATTCGAACTGCGCGGCCGGGGCTTGAATTGTCGGCTTTCCGACCGGCGCGCACACGCAATGTTGCTCTTGGGACTGCATGGCATTCCCCGGCACATCATCCAGGCCATGTGCTCGACCACCTGGGTGCTACTCATTCGCATCGATCGAGCATGGCGCCGCGATGGCGCCGAGACCGCATTCCAGATGGCACGAGGCGAGCGCCGCCCGGCCAATTCCAATCCCAACCCAATCATGAAGATGGCAGCATGAACACCGTCGATCTCGTCTTCGCCGGCTTCGTCGGTGGCGTCGCCTCTGTCCTGGCCCTGTACCCGGTCGCGGCCTGGGCTGAGCGCAGGTTCCGCCACTGGCTGGCGCGCACCCCAGTCGAGCCCATGCCTGAGCCGGAACCGGCCCAATGGCCGAAGCTGGATCTGCCCACGCGCGGCAAGGGTGGTCGTTTCATTTCCAAGCGGGAGGCCATGCGCTCCCTGCTGGAGCGTGATGTGGCGGCGGCCGGAAAATGACCACGAACCTCGATGATTACAGGGCGCTGATCGCCGCCAAGAAGGTCGCGTTTGAGCCATCAGGCCTCAAATCGATCCCGGCGCTGAACAGCCTGCTGAAACCGCATCAGGAGCACTCGGTTGCGTTCGCGCTCGAGCGTGGCCGCGCCGGCCTGTTCCTGGACACCGGTCTGGGTAAATCGTTCTGCGCACTGGAGTGGGCGCGGGTTCTGGTCGAGCTCACCAATCGCCCCGTTCTGCTCCTCGCCCCGCTGGCAGTATCGGCTCAGCACGAGCGCGAGGCCGGCCTCTGGGGTATCGACGCTGTCGCTGTCCGCGATCCAGCCGAGATCAAGGGCGCCAGGATCTACATCACCAACTATGAACGCGCCCACCTCTTCGATCTATCGATCTTTGCCGCCGTCATCCTGGACGAGAGCTCAATCTTGAAATCACTGACAGGCAAGACGGCACGCTGGATCATCGATGCCTTCCGCCAAACACCATGGCGCCTCGCCTGCACGGCCACGCCGGCACCGAACGATCATATCGAACTCGGCAATCATTCCGAGTTCTTGGGCGCGCTGTCGGCGACACAAATGCTGACCCGCTTCTTTCTCCACGATAGCGCCGACACGGGCATGTGGCGGCTCAAGGGCCATGCCCAGCGCAGTTTCTGGGAGTGGGTTGCCAGTTGGTCGCGGTGTGTGTCCATGCCGTCCGACCTGGGATTTTCTGACGAGGGCTATGTCTTGCCCGAACTGCGTGAGACGACCCACATTGTCGACGTCTCCACCGACGCAGACGGCTCCAGCGATAAGGGTGGTCAGGTCATGCTTTTCCGCGTGCCGGACACGTCGGCGACATCCATCCACCGGGAGAAACGTCTCAGCCTCGGCGCCCGCGTTGCCAAGGTCGCGGATGTGGTTGGCGCCGACACCGTCAATCCGTGGGTGATCTGGTGTGACACCGACTACGAGGCGGACGAGCTCGCGCGCATCCTCCCCGACGCGGTCGAAGTCCGCGGATCCATGTCGCCGGACGAGAAGGAGGCGAACCTGGTCGCGTTCTCGACCGGGGCGGCGCGGCAGATCATCACCAAGCCCGGCCTCGCCGGCTATGGCCTGAACTGGCAGCACTGCAACAACATGGCCTTTGCCGGCCTCAGCTTCTCCTACGAGAACTACTACCAGGCGATCCGGCGTTGTTACCGGTTCGGGCAGAAACGCCCGGTCAACGTTCACGTCGTCGGCGCCAGCACGGAAGCCAATATCCACACCGTCATCAGCCGCAAGGCCGGTGACCACCAGGCGATGAAATCCGAAATGGTGGCGGCAATGCGCCGGGCCATGCGGATCGAGCACGAAACCCAGACCTACAATCCGACAAAAGAGGCCACGCTTCCCGCGTGGTTGTGCGCATGATTATGGACCAGCATCTTGGCGAAGACTACGCCATATATAATTCTGATTGCGTCGAGTTCGCGGCCTCGATGCCGGCTGACAGTATCGGCATCAGCATCTACTCTCCCCCCTTCGCGCACCTATTTGTCTATTCCGACATCGATCGCGACATGGGCAATGTCAAGGACGAGGCGGAGTTCATCGAGCAATACCGCTTCCTCGTCCGCGAGCTCTACCGTGTCACCAAGCCTGGGCGCCTGACTTGCGTCCACTGCTCCGATCTTCCCAGAACGAAGACGGCGCATGGCATCATCGGCCTCTACGACTTCCCCTCCGATATCCGCCGCGTCCACGAAGAGGAGGGTTGGACCTATCACAGCCGCATCACCGTCTGGAAAGACCCGGTCGTGGAGATGCAGCGTACGAAGGCGCACGGCCTTCTCTACAAGACGATCAAGACCGACGCGACCCGCAACCGGCAGGGCCTGCCCGACTATGTGCTCGTCTTCCGCAAGACGCCGGCCGACGAGGCCCGGGTCGATCGTGTCGGCCAGGACGCGAACGAGTTCCCCGTCGACATGTGGCAGCAATGGGCGTCGCCCGTCTGGATGGATATCGTCCAGACGAACGTGCTCAACGTCAAGGTCGTCAGGTCGGACAAGGACGAGCGCCATCTATGCCCGCTCCAACTGGACCTGATCGAGCGTTGCATCCGTCTCTGGTCGAACCCCGGCGATGTCGTCTTCTCGCCCTTCACTGGAATCGGCTCCGAGGGTCACGTCGCCATCCAGGCCGGGCGGAAATTCGTCGGCACCGAGCTTAAGCCAGAATATTACCGCCAGGCCGTCCGCAACCTGACCGACGCGAGCTCTCACCGACCCATGCTGGATTTCAAGGGGGCGGCAGAATGACCCCCCGCCAGACAGCCTGCCTCAATTACATAGACGCCTATATCCGGCGCACCGGCGGCGTATCACCGTCCTACGCCGAGATTAGCGCGCACATGAACCTCGCCAGCCGCAGCGGCGCGCACAGGCTTGTCACGGCCCTGGAGAGCCTTGGCCGCCTCCGTCGCCATCCCGACCGCGCACGCCAGCTTGAGGTGGTCAAAGTCGAGACGGCGCCAGCCAAGAGTGTGGACGCTGATATGGCGGCAATGCTTCAGGCTTATGGATCGCGGCGCGTGGCAGAAGCGTTTAATCGGCAGACGGGGATGGCGGGATGACCCATCTTATTGCAACTCCCATCGACCTTGCCAGCGCTAACGACTTCGTCATGCGACTGCATCGCCATCACAAGCCGGTGCGCGGCCACAAGTTCAGCATAGCCGCGTCCGATGATCTGGGCATTCGTGGTGTCGTCATTGTCGGTCGCCCGGTCTCGCGCATCCTCGATGACGGCCTGACGCTGGAGGTGACGCGCCTGTGCACTGATGGCCGCGCCAACGCTTGCAGCTTCCTTTATGGCGCTGCGGCCCGCGCCGCGTTCGCGCTCGGTTACCGCAGGATCGGCACCTACATCCGCGCCGACGAGCCTGGAACATCCCTGGTCGGCGCCGGCTGGCGCATGGTTGCCCAGGTCAAGGGCCGCAGTTGGGACTGCGCCAGTCGCCCACGCATCGACCAGACAGAGATTATCGACCGCCTGCGTTTCGAGAGGGTCGCATGACCGATCTCAAGATCAACACATACCCCCTGCACATCGGCGACTGGCATAGCGGGACCTCCCGCATGAGCCTTGCTGAGCGCGGCGCCTACATCACCCTCTGCAATCAGTACTATCTCGACCAAGGCAACGGATGGACCGAGACCGAGTGTATGCGCTTATGCGGCGCCATGTCGCGCGAAGAGCAGAAGGCGGTCAAAACCGTGCTCGCATCCAAGTTCGAGCAGATCGCCAATGGTTATCGTCACGCCGGCATGGATGACCGCATAGCAGATATCGTAGCAGCGTCTGAGCGTAACCAAGAGCGTGCAAGACGTGCCGCAAATGCACGTCACCACGGAAAGCCTAAGCAATCCTCCACTGATGCTACAAGCAATGCTCAAAGCAACGACTTAGCACGTCTTGAGGAATGCGATCCAAAAGCCAAAAGCCAAAAGCCAAAAGGAGAGAGTATATCTAACGATACACTCTCTCCAGACGCGGGCGTGAGCGCAGCGGCTGCGCCGAAGGAAGGTGAGCGGTTTGCTGATTTCTTCAACGCCTATCCCCGCAAAGACGGGATGCTCGATGCGGAGGACGCGTGGAGCGCAGCGGTCGCAGACGGCGCTAAACCAGCGGACATCATCGCGGGCATGCACCGGCAAATCCGGAGATGGACAGAGGACGGAACCCTGACACGGGAGAAGGGCCGGTTCCTACCCTCGGCCGTGTCCTGGCTCACGGGCCGGCGTTGGCTCGACCCGATCGATACCGCCGTGGCCGGAAATCCGACCTCGCCCACCTGGCCGGGACCGGAGGCAATTGCGGACGCGGTGGCAATTGAGCTCAGGGAGCGTGGCCTCCGCGAGGATGACGCCGCCAACTTCTGCAGGTCGTATCTGCACCCCGCCGGCTGGTCGGCGCCGTCAACCATAATCGCCCGCACCAACTTTGCCGCCGAAAAACTGCGCGGCATCAACAGGCTGAAATCGTACACAATCCGGGTTGAGGAGGCCCGTGCAGCATGAACATCAATCACTGGAACTGGGCTGTTTGGGCTATCGTCATATTGCTCGCCTGCGCGACCTGCATCCGGATCGGCCTTCACGGCAAACCGATGACGGGCACATGGAATGCCGGCTGGGCAATATTCAACTTCTTGCTAAGTGCGGTCCTCTTTTGGCAGGCGGGATTGTTCAAATGACTGACTACCGAACCCAAATCATCGCCATATCCGAAAAGATCGGGAACATGCGCGGTTTCAACCCATCCGATGAGCTTGCGCGTGCCATCGAAGACGCGGGCCGGTCCGCAAAAGCCGGCGACCAAGAACTGTATCAGGCCGCTCACCGGATCATGGCGCATATGAACCGGGAGCGGCTGTTAAGCGGAGAGAGGGCTGCAATATGAACTGGCAACACGTCAACGCCTTTTGGGCAGTATTGGCCGCCACCGTCTTGTTGAGCGCTCTTGGCGCTGTTTGTGCCTTCGGCACCGAAGGCGAATACCGCCTGCGCAATATCGCCGCTGGCATCGCGGCGCTTGCCTTCTTGGCCCTGGCCATATCCGGTGCGTTCGCGACGGGCCTTCCCGCATAGAAAAACCCCAGCACCGTCTCCGATACCAGGGTTTCTCATCACCTTGCAGGGCATGAGCGAACCTTGATCTGATTTGGAGCGTAAGGCAATGGGGCTGGAAGGCGAGGACATAATGATGGCGAACGCGGCCTATGCGGGCTGTGTTCAGGCCCGGCGCTGGGCCGCCGCCGCAAGTATAGGCGGAACGACTGAGCATGCGGTCAGGATGCGGCACGACCAAGATTACCGAGACGGCATGGACGCATGGCGCCGCAACTCGGAAAACGCGGGCCGGGAAAGCGGATTGGCCCTGACCGCTCACGGGCGCCGCCAGATCGACACATCATTCGCGGTCAGGGCACAGGCGCGTATCCTCGCGCTCCGGATAAACGACCGCCCTGTGTCTGAACTCTACATCGCCCGCTGCGTCGGCTGCCACGTCGAGAGCCTGCGCGAACTCCTGGCCGGATACTTCCACGGCACCGACGGTCTGCGCGAACGCATAGACGTGGTCCTGACCAGGCTCGAAGCGGGGGAGGTGATTATTCCCGTGCGCCCGGTCAAGACGCCAGTCCTGTCCGCGGACGATAGTCAGTGGGTGGATGACATCCGGGCGGCGCTTGAACAGGTAGGCATGACCGTTACCGACCTGGCCGTAGCGATCCGTCGCCCGCTCAACACGGTCTACAAGCTTTCGGCCAAGTGCCGGCCTCCGTCACAACAACTGCGGGCAGAGATAGAGGCTGAGATGGCCAGGATAAAGGGGAGGGCGGCGTGACTCTCACCGCGAAACAGCAGCGGTTTGTCGAGGAATACCTGATCGACCTCAACGCCACACAGGCAGCGATCCGTGCTGGCTACAGCGAGAGGGCGGCCAACAGGCAGGGTGCTGAGAACCTGTCAAAACCTGACATTGCAACCGCTATTTCTCGGGCTCAGGTCGCTCGTGCGAAACGAACCGAAATCACCGCTGATCGTGTTCTTGCTGAACTGGCCAAGGTCGCCTTCGCTAACCTCTCAGACGTCACCGATTGGGGCGCAAAAGAGGTCGCATTTGGGTTCGATGACGACGGGAAGCAATTGCCGGCCGAAGACATCGGCGACGCCGTCACGGTCAAATATGAGCACGCGCCATTCGTCGAGCCGATAAACCGCGACGACCTGCCGGATGCTATCAAGGCTGCGGTGGCGGAGGTTAAGCTCACGAAGGACGGATTCGCGATCAAGATGCACAACAAGGTCGCGGCGCTCGAAACGATTGGCAAGCATCTGGGCATGTTCAAGACCACACTGGAGCATACCGGTCCTGACGGCGCGCCCTTGATGGCGCCGATGTTGTTCCGGCCGCGGAAGCCAAAGCCAGCAGAAGAACCGAAATCCGATGGCTGATGGATCACACGGCCTCGGTCACAATGGCGGTCCTCCGCTTGACCCAATCGAGATCGATATCCCGGAAAAGGTCCATGAGGCATTCGTCAATGATGACGGAACATGGCGACCGAGCTTCTACAAGATTCTGCATGGTGGGCGCGGCTCTGCGAAGTCGGAGACATTCTGCCGGTTGCTGATCGCGTATGCGCGGTCGGAGCGCGGGCGCGTGCTATGTGCCCGGCAATATATGAACTCGATCAAGGACAGCGTCCACCAAACCCTGGTCGATGTGGCCGAGGACATGCGCGTCCACAACGAGTTCATCATCACCGACAAGAAGATTGTCCATCGGATCACGAAGACCGACTTCCTGTTCAAGGGGTTCCAGCGTGATATCCAAAGCATCAAGTCTACAAAGGGCCTGACGCGTGCATTCGTCGAAGAGGCCAATACCGTCACGAAGAGCGCTTTGCAGGTTCTGGAGCCGACGATGCGCGGTTCTGACACGGCAGAGATATGGGCGGCCTATAACCCTGAGATCGAGGAAGATGCGATCCACCAGATGGCGGTCGTCAAGCCGCGCCCTGACGCCATCATCTGCGAACTGAACTATCGCGATAACCCTTTCTTCCCGGCGATCCTTGAGCGCCAACGCCTTTTCTGCCTCGAATATGATCCTGATGCCTATGACTGGATATGGGAGGGCAAGACCCGCAAGATCACCGACGCGCAGATTTTCAAGAACCGGTGGGTTGTCGAGCCGTTCGAGGATCCGGATGGTATCCAGCCGCTTTACGGCCTCGACTTCGGCTTCAGTCAGGATCCGACGGCCGGCGTCCGCATATTCGAGGTGCCCGGCATTGGTTACACCGATCTGTACGTCAGCCACGAGGCCGGCGGGATCGGTGTTGAGCAGGATGAGATCAAGCGCCTTCTCCTCGGTACTCTGACCAATGGCCAATGCCTTCCCGACGTCGAGCGTTACCATATCAAGGCCGACAGCGCCGCGCCTGGCACAATAAGCTATCTGAAGCGAAACGGCTTGCCGCTGATCAGTGGGGCTGAGAAATGGCCCGGCAGTGTCGAGGATGGCATCCGTCACCTTAAGGGCTATCGGCGCATCGTCATCCATCCTCGCTGCATACAGACGGCACAGGAGTTTCGCCTATACAGCTATAAGGTCGATCCGCGCCTTCTCGATGCCAACGGGCGTCCGGCAGTGCTGCCTGACATCGTGGACAAGTGGAACCATTATATCGATGCCATCCGCTACGCTCTGGACGGGCGGATTGGAGGTAAGAAGGGCGCGCGTTTCGGCAAGGGCGCGCTCAGCCAGATCAGGGGTGGCCGATAGCTTGCCTTCGGTATCTCCGCCTGGTCCGGTGCCGAAACTGGCGCGCATGACCCTGCATGACATCCGCGACAAGATCCTGGCCATGTTCCGCCGAAAGTCTGCTGCTGCCGAGCCGGTTAAGGCTGAGGCGAAGCGCTCGGCCAGCTGGCGCGCCATCCTCGCCGGGACGCGCGCCCAGGCTGAGCGGTCCGTGTCGGTCGCGTGGCGTGATCAGTATCGCCCCGCCAATGGCGCCGACGGCAAGCCCTGGCTGGCCATGGACGATGCGGGTTATTCCGGCATGGCCGGATACGCGGCGGGCATGTTCGCTGAGGCCGGCCTCGGCTTCCTCGGCTTCCCCAAGCTGGCGGAGTTGACCCAGCGGGCCGAGTACCGCCTCATCTGCGAGGTCCGCGCCGAGGAGATGACGCGCAAGTGGCTGAAGCTGACCTATGCCGGCGACGAGAAAGCCGATGACAAGCTTGAGGCCCTTAACCAAGCCATGGTCGAGTTCAAGGTCAAGGAGATCGCCGCCGAGGCTCTGCTCAAGGAATCGTTCTTCGGCCGGTCGCACATTTACATCGATACAGGCGCGACCGATGATCCGAAGGAACTGAGGACACCGCTTGTCCTGGACGCGAAGAAGGTCAACGAGGGCAAGCTCAAGGGCTTCCGCGTGGTCGAGCCGTTGTGGTGCTATCCCCTCCAGTACGAGGCCAGTGACCCGCTCAAGGACAATTTCTACCGGCCCGAGACATGGACCGTCCAGGGCAAGGAGGTGCACAGGACGCGCCTGCTCACGGTCGTTTCCATGCCGCTTCCGGACATGCTCAAGCCTGCGTATGCATTCGCCGGCCTGTCCATGATCCAGATGGCAAAGCCCTACGTCGACAACTGGATCAGAACCCGGCAGTCGATTTCGGACCTGCTGCACGCGTTCTCGGTCATGGTGCTGGCCACGGACCTGTCCCAGTTGATGCCGGACCCGGACGATGCCTCCGACCTGCTGCGGCGCATCCAGGGCTTCACCGAACTGCGCGACAACAAGGGCACGTTCGTGCTCAACAAGGAAACGGAGGAACTGACCAACGTTTCCGCCCAACTGAGTGGATTGCATGAATTGCAGGCGCAGTCGCAGGAACAGATGGCGGCGGTCTCCAAAACCCCGTTGGTCAAGCTGCTGGGCATCACCCCATCGGGCCTGAACGCGTCCTCGGACGGAGAAATCCGCGTCTTCTACGACAATATCGCCGCCGCCCAGGAGAAGTTCCTGCGCCCGTTTCTGGACATCATGATCAAGCTGATACAGCTGAACCTGTGGGGCAAGATCGATCCGAACATCGGCTTCGACTTCCTGCCCCTGTACGAGCTCAGCGAGAAGGAAGCGGCCGAGATCCGCAAGTCGGACGCGGACGCCAACTGCGCCTACGTCGACCGCGGCGTCCTCGATCCGGTTGAGGTGCGCCGCAACCTGGCCGCGGCCGAGGACAGTCCGTATGCCGGGCTCGACGTCGAGGATGTGCCTGTACAGCCTGAGGACGATACAGATGGCCTCGAAGACGCGGCCTGATCGGATACTCGGGCCCGTTCGGGCAAACGCCGGCTTCGAGGCGATGTACAGGCTCCGACTGATCGGCCTGGTCGATGCAATGCATGCGGACGTTGCCCGCGCCATCCAGGATCTGTACCGGGCCGACGAGGCGGAGATCGCCGTGGACGCGCCGCCAGCCAAGTCGTTGTCGCGGCTGATGCGGCGCATGACCGTCAAGTGGCTGGCCAGGTTTGACGAGGCGGCGCCCGCGCTTGCCCGCTGGTTCCAGCAGGGCGCGGCCTCACGTTCCGACGCGGCGCTGAAACAGATCCTGCTCAGGTCCGGGTACGCGGTCCCGTTCAAGTTGACGCCGGCCATGCGCGATATCGCCACCGCGGCGGTCGAGCAGAGCGTCAGTCTGATCAAGTCCATCGCCCAGCAATATCTGACCGAGGTCGAGGGCATGGTCATGCGCTCCGTCGCCACCGGCCGGGATGTGTTCACGCTCTCGCATGAACTGCAACAGCGGTTCAACGTGACCAGGAACCGGGCTGCATTCATTGCCCGTGACCAGAACAACAAGGCGACATCGCAGCTGACGCGCGCGCGGCAACTAGACATCGGTATCGAGCACGGCGTGTGGAAACATAGCCTTGGCGGCAATCATCCTCGCGCAAGCCACCTGAAGGCGGACGGGACCGTCTTCGACCTTCGCCGCGGCTGCTTCATCGAGGGCGAGTGGATATTCCCGGGTGAGAAGCCGAATTGCCGCTGCTACTGGACGCCGGTCATTCCTGGCCTGGCGCTGCCGGTGGCGGCCTGAGCCTGCGCGGCCTGACCTCGATCACGCTCTCGACCACGATCCCGTCCTCGACGGTATCCTCGACCACAACCTCGACATCAAGGCCCTTGCCTTCGGTATCAGCGCCGGTGGGCGTTTCTATGCTTTGCATCATGAAGCGCAACGAAATCCTGGCCACGGACCGCAGTGTCCGCTCAAAAGATGCGGACGGACACCTGCGCGTGTCAACCGCCAACATCTCCAAGGCGAACGTCTGCCCCTACTACGGGCGCGAAATCCCCGGCTGGCGTGACCTCGGTCTCGACCCGAACCGGGTGTACATGCTGTACCGCGCACCGGACGAACTGGCGCGGGGCGCGGCCTCCATGGCGGGCAAGCCGCTGCTGTACATCCACAAGGCTATGGATGCCGAAGATCACGACCGAGAGGTCGTCGTCGGCTGTGTCGGTACCGACGTCACCTTCGAGGACCCATACCTCAGGGCCTCGCTCATGATCTGGGACGGGGAGGGCGTCGAGCTTGTCGATAGTGGCAAGCAGAAAGAGCTCAGCCCCGGCTATCGCTACGACCCGGACATGACGCCGGGCGAGGTCACGGCGCCGGGTGTTTCCTTCGGTTTAAAATACGACGGGGTGATGCGCAACATCGCCTTCAACCACCTCGCCCTGGTCGAGGAAGGTCGGACCGGTCCGGATGTCGTGATCGGAGACCATCAGTTGGAGACCGACGACATGTTCAAGCTGAAGCCCCGCAAGTCCGCGCGCGCCAAGGCCCTGATCGCCGCCATGGACGGCAAGCTGACCTCTCAGGCCCAAGTCGATGCGCTCGATGCCGAGCTCGAAAAGATGGACGAGGAAGAGGAAAAGCGCGCCCAGGACGAAGGCGACGATCCCGTTGCGGGCAAGACAGCTGCCGACGAGGACGAGGAAGACGACGACAAGGCGATGGATGCCAAGATCGCCGCCGCCGTCACCTCGGCCGTGGCCGAGCAGTCCAAGAAGACGGAAGACCGGATCAAGGCCGCCGTTGACCAGGCGCTGACCGCCAACGACGCCAAGCATGCGGACATGGACGAAGCCCGTCGCATTGTCCGCCCCATCGTCGGCGATCTGACCCAGGCCGTGGACAGCGCCGCCGATATCTACCGGTTCGCGCTCGACCAGAAGGGCATCGACCACAAGGACGTCAAGGACGTGGCCGCGCTGAAAGTCCTGGTCCAGCACCTGGGCAAGCCGGCGGAAAAGCCGACCCAGGCCGCCGATGCCGCCGCCGCCAAGAATTTCTACGACCGTTTCCCCGACGCCAAGCGCGTGCGGGCTTAAGGAGCGCTACGGATGTCGTTTCCCGCAACCATGAACCAGGACAACGCGCTGGCGATCGAAGGCGATTTCGCCTCGGCAAACCCGCGCTCATCCTTCCCGGCCGGTGAGGGGCAGCTCGTGTCCGGCACCAGCTGCTATGCCGGCCGTTTTGCCTGGGCCGATCCCTCGGGAACGACGCTGAACAGCCAGGGAACGGGCAACGTGCTCGGCTTTGTCGGCCGCCATCAGACCTCGCTCCTGACCACGTTTCTGTCCGAAGCGTCCCTCCAGATCCTGGCCGGCACGGCAGTCACGCCTTACATTGCCGGCGACTTCTGGGTCCGCAACAACGGCACCACGACGTCCGCCGTCGGCAACAAGGCCTATGCTGCGTATGCCTCGGGCTTGGCGTCGTTCGGCCCCACCGGTAACCCGCCGGCGGCCGCATCCGTCACCGGATCCATTGCCGCCAACGCTACCAACACCTTCACCGGATCGATCACCGGCAATATCCTGAACGTGACCGCCTCGGTTGTCGGCACCATCGTCGCCGGGTCCACCCTGTCGGGCACCGGCGTCACCTCGGGCACGACGATCGTCCAACAGCTGACCGGCACGCCCGGCGGCATCGGCACCTATCAGGTCTCGACCCCGCAGACCGTGGCGTCCACCACCATCACCGGCGCCTATGGCGTCCTCACCGTCACCGCAGTCGGTTCTGGCACTCTGGGTGTCGGCGATGTCCTGTCCGGTACGGGTGTGGCCGCCGGCACCATCATCACCCAGCTCGGCACGGGCACGGGCGGCACTGGCACCTACTACGTCAACAACAGCACCGTCGTTTCCTCGACCACGATTTCGGCCACGGCCGCGGTGGAAACGAAGTGGTACGCGATGAGCGTCGGCGCCCCCGGCGAGCTCGTCAAAATCTCCAACCACGCCCCGATGTAAGGACCTCGACGGCCATGTTTGATCCCTCCTTCGATTATAACGACGCCGGCTATCGCCAGGCTTGCCGGGACTGGGGCATCGTCGCCATGCGTGGCATGAGCTTCGACGCGCAACCGCAGACCATCACGACACCCAACAACGGCATTCCTGCCTGGATGCTGAACTTCACCGACCCGGACGTGCTCAAGATCATGTTCGCGCCGCTTAAGGCCGCCACGATCCTGGGCGACGGCGAGCGCGGCGAACGCCGTATCGGCAACATGGCCACGCGCACCGCCACATTCCCCGTGGTCGAGCATACGGGCGAAGTCTCCAGCTACGGCGACTTCAACGAGTCCGGCTCGTCGGGCATGAACCCGCAATTCCCGCAGCGCCAGAGCTACAACTTCCAAACCATGGTGCAGTACGGCGCCCTGGAAACGGAGACCATGGCCGAGGCAGACATCAACCTGGTCGGGGAGAAGAAGGCGGCGGCCACCTGGGTCATCGCCAAGTTCCTGAACAAGTCGTATTTCTACGGCATTGCCGGCCTGCAAAACTATGGCCTGCTCAACGACCCGGTCCTGCCCGCCGCCATCCAGCCCGGTGCCAAGGCCTATGGCAGTCAATCGCATGGCCCCTGGATCACGTCCGGCATCGTGACCGCGACCCCGAACGAGATCTACACGGACATCATCGCGCTGTTCACGCAACTGGTCAGCCAGACGAACGGTCGCGTCGAGATCGGCCAGGACGACAAGATCGTTGTCGCCATGCACCCGACCTCGCTGACGGCGCTCACCCAGGCCAATACCTTCGGTGTCAGTGCCTATGACCTGCTGAAGAAGCACTTCCCGAACATCCGCTTCGAGACGGCCGTCCAGTACAACACGACCGGCGGCTACCTGATGCAGATGTGGGTCGAGGAACTAGAGGGTCAGCGCGTCGGCTTCTGCGCCTTCAGCGAAAAGCTGCGCGCGTTCCCGATCATCCAGGGCCATTCGAGCCAGTCGCAGAAGATCGCGGCCGGCACGTTCGGCGCCGTCATCCGTCAGGGCTATCTCTGCGCCCAAATGCTGGGTCTGTAATCCATGGCCAACGAAAAAGTCATCGTCTCCTGCAAGCTGCCACACGGTCTCGTCATCGAGGCGCGCGAAGTCAGCTATTTCACCGGCCCCAACGGCGAGCAGATCCCGACCTACAAGGTCCTGGACAGCGCTCGCCTGCGCGGGTCCGCCGAGGCCCGCCGCATGGAGAGCGACGGCAAGGTCATGGGCGAGGTCCCGCTGGTCGTGGAGGGCTACGGCCTGACCGAGGTCAGCAAGGACCTGTGGGATGCATGGTCCGAGCAGAACAAGGACTCGGCCTTCATCAAAAACAACCTGATCTACGCGTCGCCAAAGATCGATCTGGCCAAGAGCCAGGCGCGCGAGCAGGGTCCTGAGGTCAAATCCGGTCTTGAGCCGCTGGATCCGACCCGGCCGGAAAAGGGCGTCGAGCCTGTGCCGGAGGGCGCGCTGGCGCCGGCCTAAGCGGGACAATCCAGATGCCTGATCTTGATCTCACCATTAGATCGCCGAATGAGCCCGACTTCATCTTGTATGGCCAGGATGAGGAAACCGGCCATCTCGCCGCCACATCCCGTCACGAGACGTTCGATGATGCCCTCAAGGCCGGCGTTGCCCTGAACGCCAAGTTCGCGATTTCGCGGAACGTCCATTTTCTGCCGTTTGTTCGGTTCTCACCGAACGAGGGCCGCTGGACGCAGAGCTATCACCACGCACAGGTCGATGGTGAACTGAATATAACCTTTAAGGAAGTCATCGTCGAGCTTCCCGCACTGGGATAACATCATGGCGCAGGTCGTATTCGTCTACACGGACTGGGTGGCGGCCTATCCGGAGTTTAGCGGCGTCAGTGGTGGCGCCGCTGAACTGTATTTCAGCGATGCGACCCTGTTCCTATCCAATGCCGATAACTCGATCGTGCAGGACATCGGCCAGCGGACGTCGCTCCTGTACATGCTGACTGCGCACATCGCCTATCTGCGCCAGCAAGCGGCCAAGGGCAATGCCGGCATCGCCAACCCGATCACGGATGCCCAGCAGGGCAGCGTCAAGGTGAGCGCGGCTGCGCCAGAGCCGGGAACGCCCGCCTGGTACCAACTCAGCACCTACGGGCAGACGTTTTGGCGAGCGACGGTCCGCTTCCGCTCCGGTTTCTACGTGGCGCCGCGGCTGAATGCGGACCAAATGTGGGCGCGCAGGTGGTGACATGGCCGAAGTCAAGGGCGGCGACAAGCTCGAAGCCTATCTCAACGATCTGGCCAAGAACCTGACCGCGAAGGCGGAGGTGCGGGTGGGGTTTATCGATGGCGCCACCTATCCGGACGACGGCAGCGGCAAGCCTGTTCTGGTCGCCATGGTGGCCGCCATCCAGAACGACGGCGCGCCCGGCGCAGGCATTCCCAAGCGGCCGTTCTTCACCGACATGGTCAGGCAGAACAGTCCCAACTGGGGACCGGAACTCGCGCTTGTTCTCAAGGCCAACGGCATGGACGCGGCCAAGTCGCTCGCACTCATGGGCGCGCGCATCCAGGGCCAGCTTCAGGACAGCATCCGCGCCGTCCAGGATCCGCCTCTTTCGCCGCTAACCATGGCCGTGCGCAAGTTCCGGCGAGACAATCCGGGCGTGCGCGTAACCGGCTCGCTCATCGGCGAACTGGCGGCGGGTCTCCGCTACCATCCGGATTTCACCGGCGTATCCGCCAAGCCTCTGGTCGATACCGGCTTCATGCTGCGCAGCGTAACCTTTGAGGTGAAATGATGGAACTGAACGCCTTGGTCGCGCCCATGACGCGAACCGTCAGTCCATCCACGGCGGCGACCCTGCGCGCCAGCACTGGCTACCAGACGGCAGCGGACGGGTCGCGCACACCCGGCTATGCTGCCGACCAGGGCATCACCATAGATGTCCAAGCCCTGACGTCTTCACAGCTGACCCACATGGACAGCCTCAACATCCAGGGCACACTCCGCGCCGTCTGGTCCGACCAGGGATTGCATGCGGTCGACCGCGTTTCCGGCCGCGGCGGCGACATTCTCCTCTTCGATGATGGCGACGGTGCCGCATCATGGCTGGTCGTGCACATCATCGAGACCTGGAACGGCGCCTGGTGTCATGTGGTCGTGCAAAAGCAGGTGCAGCCATGACCCCGATCCCAGCCCAGACGGATATATTCACGGCCTTGCGGGCCATCCTGCTGACTATCGTTCCTTCGGGAACGGAGGTCGTGCAGGGACAGGATAACCGCGTTCCCGCCCCGACCTCGACCAATTATGTGGTCATGACTGACGCCAACCGGACCCGGCTCAGCACCAACACCGAGGACTGGGACCGTGTCGGCACGAACCCAACGGTCGTGACCACGAGCATGGCCGCCGGCATCGACATCGACCTGGATGTGCACGGTCCCGCCTCGGCCGACATTGCCGTCGCCATCGCCCAGACATGGCGCAGCGCCTACGCGGTCCAGTTCAAGGCCGAGGGAGGCTACGCGATCACGCCCCAGTACGCGAGCGAGCCACGGCAGAGCGTGTTCATCAACGGCGAGGACCAGTACGAGCGCCGATGGATCGTGACCGTCACCGCCCAGGCCGCATCCAGCCTGGACGTGCCTGCGCAATTCTCGACCGGCATAGCCGCCACGGTCGAGCCGCCTGCGGATGCGCGCTAGTTTCCTTCGGTTTAAACCGCCGCCGTCGCTGCTCATGATCCGGCCAACGCGCGCGCCATCAGAGACCGGTCATGAACCCTTCCATCCCCGCCAGTGAAGTCGTCAATGTCGTGCCGGGCGTTGTCAGCGCCGGAGGCAATGGCCTCGACCTTTCCGGCCTGTTTCTGACCGGCTCGACCAGAGTCCCCATCGGCCAAGTCCTATCGTTCAGCGACCCGAACAGTGTCGCCGCCTATTTCGGCGTCGGCAGCCCCGAGGCCTTGCGGGCCGCCACGTATTTCGCCAGCTTCGACGGATCCGACATCAAGCCCGGCGCGCTCCTGTTCACCCAGTACAATACGGCCCCCGTCGCGGGCTACGTGCGCGGGGGCGCCGGCCTGACCCTGGCTCAGGTCCAGGCGATTACGACCGGGACGCTGACCATCACGGCCGACGGCACGTCCAAGACCTCGTCCGCGCTCAACCTGTCCGCGGCCACATCCTTCTCCAACGCCGCCAGCCTGATCCTGGCCGCGTTTACCTCGCCAGGCTTCACCATCACCTGGGACAGCATTGCGCAAGCCTTCGTCGTCACGTCCGCCACAACGGGCGCGAGCTCGACCATTGCGGTCACGACCGGTTCGGTGGCAACCGCGCTGCTGCTGACGGCCGCGACCGGGGCGGTCACTTCGCCGGGCGCGGTCGCGGCCACGCCGGCCACTTTCATGAACACGGTCCTCGCCCAGACGCAGGACTTTGCCTCCTTCGCCGCCATCACCGAACTGTCGAACAACGACGCGCTCGCGCTCGCCGGCTGGAACAGCGCCCAGGGCAATCGCTTCGCCTTCATCAACTGGGACACGGACGCGAACAACACGGTCAACGGCTCGACCTCGACCTTCGCCTACCTGCTGTCGCAAACCACGTACAGCGGGACCTCGGTTGTGTACGCGCCCGTCAATGGCGCTGACGCGGCTGCGTTCATGATGGGCTATGGCGCCAGCCTCGACTTCAGCCTCGCCAACGGGCGCGCCGACATCTGCGACCGCACCCAGACTGGTCTTGCCGCGGATGTCACCTCCCAGGCCGCCTACGACGTGCTCATGGCGGCGAAGGTTAACTGTATCGCCGCCTTCGGCACCGCCAACGCGCAATTCATTTTCTTCCGCCGCGGCTTCGTCTCCGGTCCCTTCCTGTGGCTGGACAGTTATTTCAACCAGATCTGGCTGAACAACGCCCTCCAGCTTGCAGGCATGAACCTGCTCAGCCAGGTCAAGAACATCCCCTACACGGCCAGGGGCGATGCGATCATCAACGAAGGCTTGGGTGGTCCCATTGCCGACGCGGTCAACTTCGGCGCCATCCAGCCGGGCGTGGCCCTCTCCACCAGCCAGATCACGCAGATCAACAACTCGGCCGGCAAGAACATCGCCAGCCTGATCCAGAACCGTGGCTGGTATCTCCAGATCGTGGCCGCGACCGCGCCCGACCGCGCCGCCCGCAACCCGCGTCAGGTCAAGCTCTGGTATGCCGACGGTCAGAGCGTGCAGGGCCTCAACATCAATAGCCTGGAGGTCCAGTAATGGCCATTTTGGACACAACCTCGGCGGATGCGCAGTTGATCCTGACCGCGGATGGGCTGTACGCGGCCGTCGCCATCGAAGGCTTCATGCCGGATGCGATGTGGTCATCGGATGCGATCGATACGGCCGAAACCGGCGTGGGCGCCGACGGCCTCATGTACGCCGGCTGGGTTCCGGCCCTGGTACCGTACACGATCTCGCTTCAGGCCGGTTCGCCCAGCCATGACATTTTCGAGGGCATCGACCAGTACGAGACCAGCTACCGGACAAAGGTCAGCCTGTCCATGTCGCTGTGGCTGCCCTCGGCTCAGCGCGTGTACACGTTCCGTGACGGTGTCGTCAAGAACCTCAAGAAGCTTCCCGACGGCGGCAAGATCCTGCAAGGGCGCAGCTACGTCACCAACTGGGCATCCAAGAACGTGACCTTCGCGCCGGTGTAAGCGTATGCGCAAATCCATCAAGGTCACCATCCCCAACGAGCCGCAGTATGAGCGCGATCACGGGAAAACGTTCGAACTGACGGAAATGGACGCGGACGCCGCCGAGGCCTGGGCCTATCGGGCCTTGTCCGCCATGTCCCGTTCGAATGTGGACCTGCCGCCGGAGGTAGCAGACGCTGGCTGGGGTGCGGTCGCCCTCATCGGTCTCCGCGCCATCCTCAGCGCCGAATATGCGGAGGTGGCGCCGCTTCTCCAGGAGATGATGGCCTGCGTCAAGATGGTCATGCCAAAGACGACGCGTGCGCTCGTCAAGGGTGACATCGAGGAAGTGCCGACAATCCTGCTTCTGCGTGACGAGGTGTTCAGGCTACACGCAAATTTTTCCTTACGCGAAAGGCTTTTCGAGGTCGGGAAGACCTCGACCAAGGGCCTCGCGCCAGCCGCTTCATCGGCCACGCCAACCTGAGCCCGCGCGTCGCCATGGTCGTGACCGCCCGGTTGGCGACGCTGGCGGAATTGCAAAGCGTCTACTCGGTCGCCGACCTCTACAATCTGGTCGAGGTCGCCCTGGTTGAAAACTACAACAAGGCCATCGCGGCCAAGGCGGACTAAATGCCCGGCATTATCGACTCTCTATTCGTCGCGCTAAAGCTTGACCCAGACAACTTCTTGACGGGCAAGAAATCGGTCCTGCGCGAGAGCGCGGACATGAAGGCGCAGCTTAAGAAGGACGCCGACGAGAGCGAGGCGCACGCGCGCCGCACGACCCAGGCATGGAGCCCGGAAGCGATCAAGCGGCAAAAGGCGGCCAAGGCGCAGGCTGAGGCGGATGAGAAGGCGCGCAAGGAGCGGGAGAAGGCTGACCGCGAGCAGATCGAGCGCAATAAGAAGGTTAGTGAAAGCTGGGCGGAGATCGGCAAGGCCGCTCTGACCACGATGGCCATCATTGTCAGCGCCAAGGGCATTGCCGATTATGTGGCGAACACCTCCCGGCAGATGGCGCAATTGAAGGTGGCCGCCGACAACGCGGGCCTGTCCGTGCGGGATCTGTTCACCATGGGGGAGGTGGTTCGTGCCAACGGAGGCGATTCCAAGGCCGCGCAGGCGTCCATGACGGGTATGGCGGCAACGCTTCAGGGCTGGCGCAGCGGCATGGCCATCCCGGACAAGAATTTCATGTTCGCGTTCAGTTCTATCGGCGGCGATCTCGCGAAGGACACGCCCTTGAGCCTGTTCCAAAAGTTCGCGAACTGGTCGACGGGGAAGAGCAATCAGCGTGTGACCCAGCTTGGGCAGATGCTCGGTTTTGACGAGGGGTCGATCGCGGAGGCGCGCAAGGGCGGCCGCGCCGTGGCCGGGGATATCGGCAAGATGTCTCAATATGCGCCAACCGATGCGGACGCAAAAGCTTTGGCCGACGTCAACGCCGCCCTCGTGGTCCTGGCGGACGGCGCCGAAAAGGCTGGCCGGGACCTGGTGAGAGAGTTTGCGCCCGATATAGAGCGTGCGGCAAAGGCGATTGCCAAGATGATGGATGCGATGGAGCCGTTTCTCCGCCTCGCGTCCAAGCTCCCGCTCGGCATTCTTCGCGCCGGCACGCACGTATCCGAGGATGTCAGCAAAGGCGATTGGGGTGCCGCCGCCAAAGACTGGCTGGGCACTCTGCCGCCCGTGCGAATTGGGTCCGCCATCCTGCATGCGCTCTCGAAAAAGGGCGGCGGCACGGGCGGTGCGGGGGGCGCGCCCGCCGTTTCCAATGCGGATGCCGACGCGGCATTCGGCGCGCTCATCCACCGCGAAAGCAACGGCCAGCAGTTCACGGGTGGCCGCGTGACCACGTCGACCAAGGGCGCTATCGGCATCGCCCAGATCATGCCCGGCACCGGACCTATCGCAGCCAAGCTTGCCGGCCTGCAATGGGACCCGGGCCGATACCTGAATGACGCCGCCTATAATCTCGCCCTGGGCAAAGCCTACTTCCGCCACCTCATGCAGAAGTTCGGCGGCAACGTCGAGCAGGCTTGGGCCGCGTATAACTGGGGACCTGGCCATGTGGCCAAGGCGGTGCAGAAGTATGGTACAGACTGGCTGCAACATGCGCCTCTGGAGACGCGCAACTACGTCGCCGCTAACGAGCGCTATCTTTCTGGCCAGGGCGGGGGAACACAGATCCACGTCGACCACATGGAGGTGCACAGCCGCGCCGCCGACGCCGCCGGCATCGCCTCCGACATCCGCAAGCACCTGACTAACACGGCCCTCGTCGGGCAGGCTAATTCGGGGCTTCGTTGATGCCGGGCCCATACAATGTTCCCGACGCGCCGGGCGTTCCGCCCATAAACCGGGCGGCGGACCAGCCAACGACTGTCGTGGTCAAGAAATCGACGGTGAACGCACTCAAGATCGGGCGTTGGGGTATATTTGACAAAGCCGGCAAGACCGAGATCCTGGCCACGGGCGCGAGCTCTGAGGCCGCGGCCATCGATAGCTGCGTCTCGATCGGCTTCGACGGTGAGGTGGACATTCCCGACTATCCGCTTGAGGGCGGATCGTTCGAGACCTACAACAAGGTCGATCGGCCATTCATCGTCATCGCCCGCCTGGCCAAAAGTGGCGCCCCCGAACAGATCGCCGCCTTCGAGAAAACGTTGATCCAGTTGAAGGGTGGCTTGGACCCACTGACGGTGCTCACGCCCGAATACGCCCACGTCAACGTCAACGTGGTCAAGGTCTCGTTCCGGCGCTCGGCCGAGGCTGGTGCGAACATGATCGTCGCCGACGTCACGCTCAAGCAGATGCGACTAGCCGCGCCGCCCGAGTTCAGCAACACGGCCACGCCGGCCGGCGCAACCCCGGTCGACAGTGGCAATGTGCAGGCTCGACCACCCACGACGGCCGAGCAAAAGGCGATCGCAGATTACAAGTCTAACCCAGACTATCCGGGGGTGGAATGATGCTAGTTGTTCCTATTCCCGCCAAACCCGCGCAGACGCTGACGACACAGCTTGGCGGTCAGAACGTCGGTCTCACCCTGCGTCAAAAAAGCACCGGCCTGTACGCGGACATCTACGTCAATTCCGTCCTGATCAGGGGGGGTGTGATCTGCCGAAATGGCGCACGCCTCATCCAGGACGCATATCTCGGCTTCGTCGGCGATCTGGCCTTCATCGACACGCTCGGGACCGATGATCCGTACTGGATCGGCCTGGGCTCGCGCTGGACACTCCTGTACCTGGAGGCGGCCGACCTATGAGCCTTGTCCGGCGCAAGATAGATCTGACATTCATCCTCGGCCAAGGCGATTTCGGCGAGGGTGGCTTCGACATGGTCAAGGTGTCGGGCCTGAAGGTGCATGCGTCCATTGTCAAGGCGGGTGCGCAGAGTGGCGACCAGGGATCTATCCAAGTGTTCGGGCTGCGCAAGGACCTGCTGAACAAGCTTAGCCGTCTCGGCCGCCCGCTCGACCAGATGCGGAACAATGCGGTCGTGGTCGAGGCCGGCGACGACGTCAGCGGCATGAGCCAGGTCTTTGCTGGCGACATGATTGATGCCTATGCCGATCTGGATAATGCGCCTGACGCCGTTCTGAATATCACAGCGATCACGGGCGCCTTAGCCGCATGCAAGCCAATTCCACCGAGCAGTTTTCCGGGCCCGGCAGCGCCAGAAATCATAGCCGCTCGATTGGCCGAACAGATGGGATTTGCATTTGTCAATGAGGGCGTATCCGGATCTGTTATTACGGACAGCTATTTCCCTGGTACGGCAAAAGCTCAACTGGAAGCGCTTGCCGAAGCTGCCCATTTCGACAAATGCATAGACGCGGGCCCAAACGGTGGCGCTGGCGATAACCAGCAGGTCCTGACCATATGGCCCAAGGGCGCCAAGCGTGGAGATGGCCCCGCCGTTGGCCCCACGACCGGCCTTGTCGGCTATCCGCGCTATGCCGATGTCGGTGTTGCCATCCGCAGCCTGTACAAGCCCGGCTTCCTTCTCGGGATGCAGATCCAGCTGGATACCGACATCGAGGCGGCGAGGGGGACGTGGAACCTGATCTCGGTTGTCTACAGCCTGCAAAGCGAGACCCCGCGCGGCGACTGGTTTGCGGACATGCTTGCGACGAGGCCGTCCAGTGTCAAATGATGGTTACGCCGGCCTTGCCGATCCGCAGAGCGCCGTCGGTGACTTCAACCGGCAATCGTTCCTGATCGCGTCCATGATTGGGCGCATGGCCACCGTCGCCCTGGTCAAGGTTGTCGACGTGAACGCGGGCGCGGGAACGGTCAATGTCCAGCCCATGGTGGCGCAGATCGATGGTGCCGGCAATGGAACCCCACACGGCATCATCGCCAACCTGCCGTACTTCCGCCTCCAGGGCGGCGTCTCCGCGGTCAAGCTGACGCCCGTCGTCGGTGACATCGGCGCCGCCCTGTTCTGCTCCAGGGACATTTCCAAGGTCAAGGCGACGAAGGCGCCAGCATTGCCGGGCTCGCGCCGCGCCTACGATTGGGCGGACGGTCTCTACATCGGCGGCTGGCTGAACGGCGTGCCCACCGAGCTGGTCGAGTTCCTGAACCCTGGCATTAAGCTGACCTCGACCACACAGGTGATCATCGACGCGCCGGCCGCATCCACGACCGGAGATTTTTCCGTCGGCGGAAACCTTTCGGTATCAGGCGATGCCGACCTTCAACAGGATGCGACCATCCACGGCAAGGTCACGGCCGCATCCGGCGATATCGGCGGGTCCGGAACGCAGCCGGTCAAGCTCTCCGACGGCTCGGCCGCGACCGAACTGAAGGCGAAATAGCGGTGAAGACGCTTCTCCTCGACACAAAGACATGGGACCTGGTCCTGGATACGGCCGGCAACATCGCGGTCGCATCCGATCCGTATTCTATCCAGCAGGACGTGTGCTCAGCCGTTCGCGCCTTCCTGGGCGAGGTCTGGTACGACCAGGCGGACGGCGTCGACTATGACCACATTCTTGGCCGATCACCGACGCTGCAGTTCCTGCAAAGCCAAATCGAGGCCGCGGCCCTGACCGTGCCGGATGTGGTGTCCGCGACGGTCGTCATCACCGGCCTGAGCGGGCGCGACGTGACCGGCCAGGTGCAGTTCTCCTATTCGGTCACAGATACAGCGACCGGCGCCGTCACGGTCCAGACGGCGACCATCACCTTCATCGGCGACAACACTAAGGCCATCACCTTCCTTGGCACCAACGGCCTGCAACTCGATTTCGTGGGGGCCGTATGACGTCGGTACCGAAAATTACCCTTGGCCCCACCGGCTTTATCGCACCGGCAGAGGCTGATATCCTGGCCGGCGCCCAGACCGATATCTCGGCCGCGTTCGGCGGCGGCCTGAACATGAGCGCCAAGACGCCGCAGGGGCAGTTGGCAGTGACATGGGCGGCTGCAACCGGCGACAAGAACGACGAGGTCCTTGCCACCGTCAACGGTTTCGATCCGGCCTTGTCGAGCGGGCGCATGCAGGATGCGATCGGGCGCATCTATTTCCTCGAGCGCATCCCCGCGGCTCCCACCGTGGTTGTCGCCACCTGCACGGGCCGGCCGTTTGTGATTATCCCCGTGGGAGCGCTCGCCAAGGCCAGCGACGGCAATCTCTACGCCTGCGTCAGCGCGGCCACCATTCCTGTCGGCGGCAGTGTCCAGGCGACGTTCCAGTGCGCCAAGACGGGACCGATCGCATGCCCGGCCGGATCGCTGACGACCATCACCCAAGCGATCGACGGGTGGGACACCATCACGAACGCCGCCGACGGTACGCTCGGCAATAACGTCGAGACCGCCGCAGCCTTCGAGGCCAGGCGTCAGCAGTCGGTAGCGATCAATGCCAATGGCATCGTCCCCGCCATTCAGGGCAAGGTCCTGGCCGTGGCCAATGTGCTCGACGCCTATACGGTTGAGAATGACGTCGGCACGCCTCAGGTCATCGGCGGCGTCACTGTCGCCGCGAACTCGATCTTCGTCTCCGTCACGGGTGGGGCGGATGCGGATGTCGCCGCCGCGATCTGGTCGAAGAAGGCACCTGGCTGCGCCTATACAGGCACGACCTCGGTAACGGTCCAGGACACCAACTCCGGCTATGTGGCGCCGCTGCCCACATACACGGTCAAATTCACGCGGACGACCGAGTTGCCAATCAAGATCGCCGTCTCGGTCAAGAACTCCGCCTCGGTTCCGTCTGACTATGTGGCCCAGATCCAGGCGGCCTTGATCAATGCCTTCGCCGGTGGCGATGGCGGCCCGCGCGCGCGGATCGGCGCCCTATTGCTGGCGCTGCGCTACTTCTCGCCCATCGCCTCGCTTGGCGCCTGGGCTCAGGTCGTGTCCATCCAGATCGGGACCGTGACGGCGAATGCGAATGAGGTCCAGGTCAATATCGACCAGCAGCCCAGCCTATCCACGTCCGACATCAGCGTGAGCCTGGTCTGATGCTGGATGTCGGTCAAACCGTCCTGTCGCAGTTTGCCAACTCGCCATCGCTCCTGGCGCTGGTCGAGGCGATCAACGACTATCTCGACCCTCGCGCCGACTTCCAACTGTTCTACGATGCGGTCATGAACATAGACACCGCCCAGGGCTACGGGCTCGACGTGTGGGGGCGGATCGTCGGCATCGGCCGCGTTGTCCAGGTGTCGATCACGCCGCTAAGCTTCGGCTTTGCCGAGGCGGGCAAGTTCAACGCGATCGGTTTCGAAGAGTCGGTCGCGGGCGGCGCCGGCGGCTTCTGGGATGGGTCATCGGCGCTGACGCAGCCGTTTTCGCTCCTGGACGCGGATTACCGCCGCCTTCTCCTGGCCAAGGCCCTTTTCAACATCACCGACTGCTCGATCCCAGCCATCAATCAGATACTACTCAACCTGTTCCCCGGACGCGGGAATTGCTGGGTCGAGGACGGTGAGGACATGACCATGACCTACAGGTTTTCCTTCGGTTTAACGAGCCTGGAGAACGCCATACTTTCGCAAACGGGCGTGCTGCCCAAGCCCACGGGCGTGTTGGCGACAGTCATTTCGGCGTAAAATGCAACTCTCTGATCTCCCGTCGCGGATATCGCTGCCTTTCGCGGCCAACGCGGGCGCGAGCTTCATCCGCGCTATCCCGGACACGACTGCGACCTATGGCGAAGCCAGCTTCGACCAGGGCTTTCCGCAAGAATGCTTCATCGGTGGCGAGGCCGGCGGCGTGCTCCCGGCCGGCAAGGACTTCAACGGCATTCTCAACATCATCACCGCCTGGGCCCGTTGGACCGGGGCGGGGGGTGCGGTCGTTTTCAACAGCGCTTTCGCCACGGCCATTGGTGGATATCCCAAGGGCTCGATCCTGCTCTCAACCAATGGGGTCACGCGCTGGCGATCGACCGCTGATAACAACACAACCGATCCCGACGGTGGCTCGCCGGCCAACTGGGTGGTCGAGGGCGCGCCCGTCATCACAACCAATTCGAACGGGCGCTGCATCACGTGGCCTGGTGGCTGGTCGAGGCAGACAGGTGTTGCGTCCGCAGTCGGCACCGACAGTTCGGCCGCGATCACATTCCCGAAGACGTTTCTGTCAGCGCCGGCCATATCCGATTGCGGGACCTCGATCCACGTCACCAGCCCGAACATGGGCACTGACGACAACGTGTCCCTGATTTCCGGATCGATCACGACCTCGGGCATGTCGGTCTGCAACAATAAGATCAACGGGGGCGCCGTCGTGGACGTCATGTGGTGGGCGGAAGGCATGGTCCAATGGCCCTAACCACGTTTGCCGACAAGGGTGGCCAACAGGTCACAGCCCAGGCGCTGGACAGCAACTTCGCCACGCTGCAGAACGAGGTCAATGCGGCGACGCAGGCCGCGCAAGCGGCGGCGTCCGGGCAGAACTGGAAATCCGACGTCGT